TTAGGAGCGCAGATGGCTGACATGGACGTCAAATGCATGATTCCAAACGGTGGCTAAGCGATCCTCAAAAAAAGCTCGTGCGTACCGTCGCGGCATATCCGAGGTGCGGGCCCAGCCAAAAAAAGCTCGCAGTCTCTGGATTGCCATCTCGAGGTCGTCACCATTTTCTACAAATTGATGAAGCCTGACAGTCGCACACGTATGCCGCATGTCGTGCGGTGTAATGCGACCGGCCCCGCGATACTGCTGAAGTGTTTGGCGCGCTTCAGCGGTGAGCTCACCTGTGATGGTGACAAAAATACCATTGACCTGGCGTAATGATAGTGGATTGCCTTCCAACGAGGAAAATAAGTAGCTGTGCCGGGTCGAGGGCCGGTAATTATCGACAAAGGTCCTGATGAGGCTGGCCAACGCTGGCGGCACGGGCAGTTGGCGGGCGGCATTGTTGTTTTTTAGGCTGGGTTGTTCCGGGCGTGGATCGCGCTGATACGGATTGTCGCCGACATTCAGCCAGTTGACGATTTCTACAGTTGGGGTGAAGCGCTTTTCGCTTTTCAATGCATCCATAGGCAGCACCAGGGTTTCACCGCGGCGTAATCCAAGATGCAACATGAGTAGGCACAATACGTAATTACGCCAGCGTAATGTACTGTTTCTAAATGGATTTTTCATCGAGTACGGATCAATGATCTGGTAAAACTCATCCAGTACCGGGCTTGGCAAGGCTCGAACAATCTCAGCTGGCGGCGCGGGCGCCATCCCCAGCGAGTCAAACAGTTTCTCCAGGCGCTCCAGGCGCATGCTAAGCCGCCAAAGCATGGCGGGATCGGCATGACTCTTCACCAGGCGCTGAACACAACTTTTGACAAAAACGTAGGCCACACGCCAGTTGGGATGATAGTTGGCTGCAGTCTGGGCGCCATGATTCTTGGCCGCGATGAAAAACGTCTCAAGACAGGCTTCAAGCTCATCGAATTTGAGTTCCGCAATCAGCCGATCAAGGCAGTCAGACTGGTACAGCCGTCTGGCCGACTGATACAGCTGTTCGATCACGGACAACTGGGTTCGTAGTGTGGACGGCGCCAAGCTGGCACCGTCCAGTGCAGACCAGACTGTTGACCAATAGCGCGGTCGTCCACGGTCATCGGTCAACAACCAACCAACGAGTCCGGAAGGCACGGAAATGTCTTTCAAATGAATAACAGGCATAAGCGCAACAGCTGAAGCTGCTCCTTATGGTAGGAAGCGTTGCAATTGAGCCTAGGTAATTTCCTGTGTAACCGCAACACACACGAACAAGCTCGGCTTACGCATAATGTGTGGACGTTATGGTACTTGCGGCCAACGGCCAGAATCGATCGTCGGGACCATTGCGCAGCCCCCGGCGATCGATTTACCCATAACGTCAATTATGCGTGGCACCACCTCTCCTGATCGCGTGTGACGCTCTCAGGCCCTCCGCAAGATCACTTCGCGCCATGATCACCCAGCTTTACCGCAACGGACCCAAATCGCACAGCACAGTCGGTTGTCGGGTCCCGGAGGCAATTTCCTTGCAGCACCTCGGGGCTTCAGGGGCGAGCCCCTGTTCGTAGCGAAGGCGGAGAGCTTCTATCGATCTGCCAGGCTAACTTCGTTTTCCTGGCATATATTCAGCACACGACCCCGTAGGGCCCGTAGGGGCAGGGCGGACAGTTCTATCGTCCGGGCTGAGTTCGGCGCAGGGCGTGGCGCTCTTTCTGTATCAGCCTTTGAATAATTTCAGGAATTTCCTGTCGTTTTTTTCGTTTTCGTCAAAGCAGCTGCCGTTGTACTCCATTTTTCCGTGTTGCCTACTGAAAAACTCTTCCAGTGCTTTCCTGCACTCTGCCTCGGTGCTGTACGGCCTCATGACGCTTGCTGTGCTTGATCCTGTCATCGCTATTGCCAATATCCAGTGCATCACGCCTCCTGCGATTTTGAGCCAGCCGGGTGGGGGTGCTGTTACACCCCCACTTTATTGTGGTTTTCCACAATTTCCGATCCTACGCCACATCGTTTTCCTGCCTTGCTGCTTCTTCCTCGAGGCTCAGAACCAGACCTCTTATCACCGCGCGTGCCTGGCTTTGCATGTTCTCAGGTAGCTGCTCCATCCGTCGGAAAAGAGCTCTCATATCTTCTGAAACACTGCGTTCTGACCTCTCAAATATCAGTTCATCAGTTGAGCATCCTAGGCACCTTGCTATTGCTGCAACCTTGTCTGCTGGCGGCGGATTTTTGTCGTGTTCCCACCCTATGTACGTATTAACCGCTGTATCTATCAGACCCGCCAAGGCTTTTTGCGATAGCCCTGCGGTCTCTCGCTTTGCTTTCAGATTTTCGCCGATGCTCATTGGTATGCCTGACATGTCGTAATTTCCCATGTGAATCTATCTCCTGTCTGCCCATCCAGTATCGGAATAGGAGTGTTGGACTACCGAAATATCGTTTGACTCCATAATCCGAGATATCGTAGCCTTTATCACAAGATTTCGGTATTGACAGGATTTGTGATGATCATCGACTGGCTGACAGTTTCACAGGAGCACGACCACGATCTGCGGGTCGTCTGTGACGTTTTCACGCTCACTATCGATGCCAACACTAACGAAGTCCTCAGCACTCGCCAGCCTCGCTTTAAGCACAAGGCCAGCCATTCGACATCCGTAACGATTCATGTTCAGGGTCGAAAAGTTCGTGTTGAGGGCAACCCCAGCAGAGTAGGTCGCCTTGATAATCTCTTTGGTTTCACCTCAGTTGAACAATGTATCTCTGTTTACAATTCGTTACTGCGCGAATACGGGCTTCCGCCTTTCACCCGTTGCACTCGCGTTGATATCCGTCAGGGAGCGTCAGGCTCTAAATCTGGTGATCGCGTCGCCGATGGGGCCAAGATTGAACGAATCGATTTAACGACTAATGTTTCTCTCGGCGAGGGTAATGTTCTTGCTTACTTGCGAGGCGTATCTAGCCAGCGTATTGGTCATTCTATTGGTTTTCTTTACCCTAACGGCCGCACAGTCTCTTGGACTCCCAAGGGCAACGGCCAGGGTGGTCGTCTTCAATATCGAAAGGCTTACGACAAAGCTTTTGAGATGGATCAAAACATTCTCCCTAAGATCAAGCGTCTATATGGGGAAACTTCGCCTGAATATGCTTATGTTCTTCGTGTACGCAACTACTGCTTTGAGTTTGGTGTTGTTCGAATGGAGCAAGAACTTAAAAGTGAATTCCTCCAGCGAGAGGCCCTATGTTACTGGGGTTTATTTGATGAAAGGCGTTTTGCCGAACTCCATTGTGAGTTTTTAAAAATTGACGAGCGTCTAAAGGTGACGGCTATGGATATTGTTAGTATTAGTGGGCAGCTTGTTGCTGAGGGCATTTGCGATAATCTTCGTTCTGCCCGCACAACCGCTAGTTATGCTCTTGAGTGGATGACTGGTGCTAACCTTGATTTCTCCAAGAAACAAGTTAACACTCACGCCGCGAAACTCAATCGCATAGGCATCAATATTCGCAATGCTCCTGATACATCCCGTTTTGCGCCTGTCTTTGTTCGTCAGTGTCGTGAAGTAACAAAGTCTTCTCTTGCTATTCCTACATGGTATCAGCGACCAAATCACCTTCAACAGGTTGCAGCATGAAGACTGTAAGCCTTCAAGGCATTCAGCTTTCACCTGGACAACGTCGCATGCTTGAACAGCAGCGTCACGTTCGTGCGTTCATGAACCCTGTTTTGACCCAGCAAGTAGCAGAAACACTTGCTGTAATTGAAGTTCGGAAAGAACAGGGCGTTAAACCTGAAAAGATTTGGTTTCATGATCGTGAGTCAAGCTGGCAAGGCACTATTTCTGTAGCTGAATGGATGGGTTACTAATGGACAAGTTCTCATATCAACAACTTCGTTATGCCGTGGAGTCTGAGCTTGATAATTTTAACTCTGGCAACGCTGATGACACTGCTTTCGTCAATTCGCTTATGCGTCTGTTTCTACAGGCTGCATCAACTGAGCAGGTTAAGTCTCAAATAGCTAAGCGTCAGTTCCTCACGTTTCGCCGTGCACCAAATCTTATTCCGCCCAGCTGGGCATATCGCAACCCGAGCCTAAGTTCTCGGCTGCCTACACTGTAAGGGGCTTTACCATGTCCATGACATTGCTTATCGAAGTAACAGGCATTCAGCGTTCTGGCGTTGCTGCCAAGTCTCAAAAACCGTACACGATGTTTCAGGCATTCGTTCACTTGCCACATATTCCTTATCCTCAGAAGACTGACTTCTATGCCTCCACTCCGTCCGAAGTTCCTCAGCCCGGTACTTATGAGTGCGATGTCATTGCCGATGTTCGTGATGGCCGTCTTGAGTTCACCTGTGATCCTCGTCAAGGTCGCCGTAAGAATATTCCGCCTCTTTCTGCTGCAATGAATAAGGCGGGTTAATAAGTGCCGACCCAGTCAGTTTTAGTATGCAGTCGCTTTTCCACTTCGTCAGAGGGTGTGACTTCGTGCGACTCTCAGACTTGGTCGGAAACTTATGTTGTATCACCTGAACAGCAGGCTCAGTTAGAACTGCTTATTACCGGTGGGTTTGACACCGAGATATACCTCCAGTTTTTCTGGGGAACAATCGGTTTGTTCGTAGTAGGTTTTGCAGCTGGAATCATCATTTCCCAAGTGCGGAAAATCCGCAGGAGTTAACACAATGAAACAAGCAATCCAGAAGTTCCGTTCCGTACCTTCGTTCCGCCGCTCCGTTGTTGGCATCACCGGTGCTGTTGTTGCCCTCGCTGGCACAGCAGCTTTCGCTGACGCCGTTACTGATGCTCAGGCAGCCCTTGCAGTTGCTCAGACTGGCGGTGAGAGCGTCGGCGGCTCCGTTGTTGCCGTTGTCTGCGCCCTGGCTGTTGTCGGTGTCATCATCGCACTCGTCCGTAAGGTCTAACCAACCTTGATCTGGTCTGCGCTGGTCGGTGTTCTTATGGCCAGCGCACTGGTTTCAGGTATCCGGTGCGCTGAATATCTATGAACTTCAGCCCTCAAACTATTGAGGGCTTTTTTTACAATGGATTTACCATGCGCTCTCTTATTTATATTATCTTTCTTCCTTTGTTTTTTTTATCATTTTCTTCTCACGCTGAAACTCGCGCTTATGGTTTAGGTTCAGGTTTTCCTTACTCTAGCGCTTATTCAGCTTGTCAAGCCTTTATAAGTTCATATCCCGGTAGCTTCTCTTCTAAGTCAGTTGATGGTGTATATTTTAACGGTTATCAAAACGGCTTTCCCTCCTATCAATGTAACGGCACTGTTGTTTATTCTGATGGTGGTACAGGCTATCCCGGCACTTTTGTTTCTTCAACGGGCGACTCTTGCCCTAAAGGAACTGAGTTCTCCGAATCTACTGGTGAATGCAAATCAACTAGTCAGAAGTGTATTGATGCCAAAGGCGCTGTCTCAAAGTCCTACCCTTGGAAGCAATCTAGTGACACTCCCCATCCACCTGATATCGGTGGTTGCGCTACATCCATTCCTGGCGTAGCTATTTGCCTTCCCTCTCGCTCTGGTGCAGGTTTTATCTGTACTGCTGATGTAACTATTACAGGTGATCCTTATGAAGCTCCGGCTCCTGATCCATCCGCCGATTCCGGCAGTGGCTCTGGCGGTAATACTGGCACTACTCCTATGCCTGGCACTGAATCTGGATCAGATTCGGGCACTGGCACGGGTACTGGTTCCGGCTCTGATACCGGCTCAGGCGGTGGTACAGGTACTGGTAACGGTTCTGGGTCTGGTTCGGGTTCCGGCTCTGGTACTGGCTCAGGCTCAGGCTCTGGCAGCGGTTCTGGTTCAGGCTCAGGTAGTGGTTCTGGTTCTGGCACTGGTTCAGGCTCTGGTAGTGGTACCGGTTCTGGATCAGGTAGCGGTTCTGGGTCTGGTTCTGGTACTGGTAGCGGCTCTGGCACTGGCACTGGCAGCGGTGGTAATGGAACTTGTACGTCCGACTGTGGTGAAGGTGATGGCCCCTCGACAACCAAGCTTAAAGCCCCCGAGCAAGGTTCGTTAGATGGTGAGGATGAAAAATGGCAGAAGAAAATCGACGATTCTAAAGATGAGATTAAGGACGGCTTAGACAAGCTTAAAAGTGTATTTTCACCTATTGGTGATCTTTCCCTTGGTGGTGGTGGAAGTCTTTACTGCCCACCGCCCGTTACCGTTTACGGCAAAAGTATAAGTTTCTGTCTTGATAAATACTCGGGCTCTCTCGACTGGATAGCCCAAGCAGTTCTATTTATGTGCGCTGTTATCGCCCTATTTATTGTCTTTGCATAGGTGATTTATGGATTTCTCTTGGTTGGCTGCATGGCTTGATAGTGTTAATACTTTCTTCCAGTACATCTGGGACTTCATGGCCAGTGGTATTTATCAGTTCTTCAAGGATGCTCTCGTTATCATAACGAAAGCGCTTATCTACTCGTACTTGCAGTTCAAAGTTATCATGCTTGACATTGCATACACTGTCGTTAAAGAGATATCAGAAGAGAGCGGGGTGGTTGCGCTTGTAAAGTCCGCATGGGGAAGTATTCCCGGCGATATCCAATCCACACTTGCGTTTTTCAAGATACCTCAAGGCCTGACTATGATCTTTTCCGCTATCCCAGCTCGCTGGGCAATGAAGTTTATTCCCGGAGCCAATTAACATGGCTATCAAAATTCATCACGGTCCCAATGGATCATATAAAACGTCCGGTGCTGTCTGGGATGACGCTGTTCCTGCTGCCAAAGCTGGACGATTGATCGTCACAAATATACGGGGTATGTCTAGTGAAAAGTTCCACAGCTTGTTTCCTGATCTTCCTGATACTTTTGATCTTCTATACATCGATCACGAGTCCCAAGAAGGTATGGAGCGAATTAGAACTTGGTTCCATTGGGTGCCTCGAAACGCCTTTATGATCTTCGATGAGGCCCAAACCTTGTTCCCTCAAAAGTGGACAGACAAATGGGTTGAGCGCTACGACTACCCGGAAGGTATGGATGCAGCCAAGGCTGCTGACCGTCCCATGAACTTTCTCGATGCCTGGACACGTCATCGTCACTGGAACTGGGACATTATTCTTACTACCCCGAATATCAAGTATGTTCATACCGATATTCGTCAGACTTCTGAGGCCGCTTATCAGCACTCTAACCTGATGCTGCTCGGTAAATGGCTTAAGTTCCTTGTCGCCAAAGACTACAAGGAGGCTATGCATTCAGCTCAAGAGAATAGGGCACCTACCGATGGATCAAACATCGTTGCACTCAGAAAAATTGACAAACGAGTCTTCCAGCTCTACGACTCAACAGCAACCGGTCAACATCGAGACACCATGGCGGGCAAAAACGCGCTCGCATCGCCTCGCGTTGTTATTCTCCTCGGAGTATTGGTTGCTATTTTCGGCACTATTTACTGGCGTAACGGGGCTAATGCTTTTAGCAATCCGCTCTCTGTGGGAACTCCTAAGCCCGTTGCGCCGGTTTCTCAAGCTCCTGTTCCTCAAGGTCCTGCTAAAGCTCCTAACGTGGCTCCTGATATTTTACCTAATAAGCAAGTTGTGCCACTTCCTAGCGTAACTTCCGATCCTTTTGGAACTTATGAGATAGTCATTAAGGGAAGTATCACTAGTGAGACTCGCGGCACTATATTCGTTTTTGAGCTATCCAAAGGCGACCGTTCTTTCACTCAAACCACCCGTGACATGCTCGCTGCCGGTTATGCCATTTTTCCACATGGCGGCTGCGTGGCTGAACTGTATTACCTTGGTGAGCAGCGTACCGTTGTTTGTCTTGGTTCATCGTCCAGCGGCGGTGGCGAGAAGTGGCTCGGTGCAGAGCGACGAGCCGCCGCCGCTGGACCGAATCCTTCATCTGCTCATTCGTCGACATCAACCCCAGGTGTACAAACGCCAGCCTCGAAAGGCGCCAGCTTCACCGTGGTTGCTGACAGCAGCCGCACGCCGCGCACGATCAATTGA